CAACATAATATTTGAATAGTGCTTTGATTTCTTTTGTTAAATTTACTAGAAAAAAGTTATGAACATTTTTTCTCTTTTCATCTAAAGATTGCTGCTTAGAGGGTAATCCAACTGATGCTTGAATATTTAACCAAGGCTTTTTGGAAAGTGGATTAACTTTTGCTGCTACTGTAATAACATTTCTGATTGAAGTTCCTGATAGCATATTTACCCAATAATTGTGTGAATCTGGGTCTCTAATAACTTCTTGAACATAAGGGTCTTCTGAAGTTTCAACATATTGATTATAAGTTACATCTGTATATGTTCGATAACGATCTAATTTAACATTTGCACCAGTTTGAGTAATGTAACTTACCATTTCAGTAATAATATTTTTTTGTTGAGTTAATGTCAACGAATTATTAGAATGAAATCTTATCTCATCTTCAATTTGTGATTGAGATGTTAGATGACCATTTTTAATTCCAAATTGGATAAGTTCTTTAATGTCCTCTGGACTATTATTTAATTGGTTAAACATACGAGTGTTGTTCAATGCCTTTGCCAATCTTTTTTTAATCCATGCTCTCTTTTTTGGGTCTTTTTCATTAATTCTGAAGAATTGAGCCATCCAGCCAGGAATACCTAAATTCCCCGAAGTTTCTCCTCTATGTTCTCCAGTTATAATGTCGTCATCATCAACATCTACAAAGATAGGTGGTTGAGTGGGATCTACTCCATTTTGTTCAATGTCCTCTCCAATACGAAGAACTTGTCCACTATTTGTGCCAGCATATCTACCAATGTTATTTCCTTTCTTTATATTTTTCCATAGGGTATATTTTTTATGAAGCATCTCAACTTCATCAATACCAAAATTTGTTACTGGATAAGTCCAATTATTAGGATTCTTTAATTCATCTGTGAAATATGTACATAGGTTATCAAATTCTGATAATTCTATGTTTAGTGCTTGTGATATGGTCATTTAAAAAATGTAGTTAAATTTGTTTTTTTCAGTCTCTCTGCTGTAATTATAGCATACTTTTCATCAATGTCAAATCCTATCCATTTTCTGTTAAGATTTTCTGATACAATAGCAGTTGTACCACTACCCATAAATGGGTCAAGTACAACATCATTTTCTTGAGTAGTAAGTTGAATACAATTCTTCACGAGTTGTTCTGGAAATGGTGCAGGATGTTTTTTCTGTTTCTCTGGTGTGATTACCCATACTTCTGATTTGTAATCAGGGTCAATGGCATCACGAAAAACTTTTGGTTTATCTTTACATAACCAATAGATATGTTCTGTACAGGGAACTAATATATCATTACGAATATTAGGAGAGTTTCTTCTATCCCATATTATAAGTTGATAAAGACTTGCATCACTATGTTGTATAAAATCTGTAGGTAAATAACTTCTATTCTTACATCTTCTTGGTTTATGGTTAAAGAATATACTACCATCAGATTTAATAATTCTATGACATTGATTTAATACTTCAACTATCCATGCCTGATACTCATCTTCTGGCATATCGTCTCCATAAGTATCATAATCAATATTAAATTTACCCCATATTTGATTACCTAATTTTACATTACCAAGTAATCCTTTTTTATTATATGGTGGAGAAGTAACGATACAATCTATAGAGTTATCATCTAACTCTTTCATTCCTTCAATACAATCTTTTTGAATTAACATACTTTATAAATGTGAAATTGCATACTGTTTTTTTGAGATAATCCACCTGACCCTTTCATTTGTAAGTGAAATAATTTATTATCATTCTTATCAAAGAAATGCAATGTAGTTTCATTCATTACCCATCTTCCACCTCGCACAAGATCAGATAAATATTCTACATCAACTTGATTCTCAATTTTATTTTCTTTCTTATTATACCATATAACTTGGTTAATTGGTTCTCCTTTTTCAACCTTACTACCAATTTTATATGCACCATGACGAACAATCACATCAAATATATTAATTTTATTTTTGTTAAACCAATCAAGTGCAAGTTGATTCAAATCATCTGAAATTTGAGATTTTGTGAGTCTTCCTTCTCTACCACTTCTAGGTAATCCAAAGAACTGATTAAACCATGTTCTTAATTTCCCATCAATTTCAAAGAACTGACACCATATATCTGTAGATGTTAGATGCACCTGTGTATTCTTACCACTACAACTTTTCTGACTAATATAATGTCCAAGAGTGTCATTTAAAATATCTCTCTTTGTTTTACTACCACCATCTGTATAGTAAAGACTACCATTTATTTCTGTCAATATTTTTGACAACACATCTTCTTTCTTGTGTCCATCTAACTTTGCTTTTCTTCCTGATTCAATACGAATAGACATAATTTAATTTAAATATACTCCTATTCTATTATATTGAATAAGTAATTCAACCACTTGTGTGACAGTTTGAAAATTGGAATCTTATACATACTCTGTATGGTTTCAGCGAAAGCTCTAAGTAATATTAATCAAGTGATTCCCAAGTAATGTAATCATCTGGATTATCCATTGGTATAACTTCTCCATATCCTCTACTATTTCTTCTTGGCATAGTAATAATATCAATAGTTTCTTCAAACCATCTATTCATTGATTTTGCCATTGCACGATAACCAGTACCAACATATATTTGACCAGCCATCACTGCGATAGTACACGCACCCCAGAAAATATAATACTTTCCAGATTTAACTTGATGTTTAATTTTAGACAAGGGTTTCATAAAAAATATTTTCTTCCATTATAAAACCCCTGACTTAAAAAGTCAAGGGTTTGTTTTTAAATGTTAATTTTAGAGTAAGACTTGCTTACATATTCTTTTACATTCAGATTGTTTATCATTACACTCGACTAAGCACTCGTAGTAGTCTCTGATTAAATCTTTATCTTCATAATTTAGTGATCCATTAAGTTGATTTAAGGGAATTAAGTTGTGCATTAGTCGTTCTCCGTTTGGTTATTAAATTAAACTCATAATATAGAGGAGTTTAACGCATCTTGACCTCCGTTTAATTCTACCATTATATAGTCAGGAAACCCTCATTTTGAAATATATCGTAATTATGTATTTCTACTTATAGTCTGTCTTTTCACTGTATTCTTCATCACTATCACGAACATTTTTGTATGGATTATCTGGACGAATTAAATCATCAGGTTCGATTTTCCTCTGCAATATTCTGAGGAAGATGAACAACGAAGAAATTGATAATAGAAAACTAATTGGATTTATCATTGAGTGTCAAGTGGTCTGTATTGTTGTGATTTGTATGCACCATAACTAATTTCTTCATCTGGGTCACGATCATCTTGCTTTGATGTTCTTCTTCTTATAAATTCTAATTCATTCCAGTTATCCTCATAACAGCATAAGCAAACGTGAATCCTTTTATGGAAGAATGTAGATACATTACACTGTGGTCTTGGTTTAGTTGCAATCTCAATCGTTATATAATTAGATAGGGGTATCCACCCATTTTTTACTCTCTTTTCATTATCATGTGCTTCACCTTTATAATACACCCACCCCTCATGAACTGCTCCTAACTCCGTTGTCCAACGAACATAATCGTTTACTTTGGGATCGTACATATAGTTGACAATTAATCATTTATATTATATCATATATAGATAATGTTAGCGAATCACAACACATAGCACGAACTATGATGAAATACCATCTCTACGATCAGAATCACACCCATCAAGGAACATTTGAATCCGTTGAAAAACTTAGGAATTTTTTATGTGATCGTAAATATGATACGAATTGTGACTTTGATCTATCCTGTACGTTTGATTATATTAAATCTATAAAATGGTATTTTGACATAGAAGAATAATTATTTTACGATGGTTTCGTTGGCCAAGTAACACTTGTAATACCGACAGCAGTACTTTCATCTAATACAGGTGTAGCAGTGCTTGGTAGATCACGAAGTTGTTGTCTGTAATTTACATAAGAAGATTGTATCCCAACAGGAACATCTTTTCCCTGTGTCCAATCAGTTTCTTTTAATAATGCATCTCTACGAATACGCAAACGACGCATTGGTTCTGCGTTTTCTAATGTAGTCAGTTCGCTTCTCAATTTTTCTTCAGTTGGTTTTTCTGAAGCATCATACCATTCTAATGCAGAGTAATCATCAGGTGATGTTAACTTCCAAGATTTAGTACCATAATTTGTACCTAATACATCTGCGATATTCATTACGAAGCAATCTCCATGACTGTAATACTACTTGTTCCACCATTTGCAGCACTTGATTGTGCAGATCTATTTAAATACACTGTATTTTGACACGCAAATCTTAAACTATAATTTATTGGTTCACCAACTTCATAATCTTGTGGGTCATCTAACATCTGTACATTTTCATGAATTGCCT